AGTACCGGCGGCCTCTGTTTCGCCGGTGATTTCATTTGAGGTGCAATTTCCGCCACCGCCTGGACCTCCTAAACCTGCTCCCTTATCCGGATACGTTTTATTAGATGCAGATGAACTAGTTGCACCTCCACCTCCACCTCCTCCGGAGTATAAAACACCATTAAATCCTCTAGTGCTTGTGTGCTGTCCTGTTCCACCAACATTTGTATATCCATTGCTCTCAAACCGCCTTGCTACCCCTCTATCATACCACCAGCACTCTTGCCCATCGCCACCGTCAGTACCACCACAGCCCGCTCCATAAAAGCCTCGTGAGAAGTATGGCGCACCGCCTCCGGAGCCTCCTGCCCCTCCGTACAAATTTTTGTTTCCGTAAGTGGCGTGGTTTCCAGAAGTACCGCTATTTGCTGTAATTCCATTTAAAACTGTAGGCTGTCCAGTAGCTGTAGGAACGACCCAAGATAAAGTCTGTCCTGGACTAACACTCATGTAGCCGGAAGTGAAGTATCCCCCTCCACCTCCGCCAGTTCCACAGGATGAATAAAACATTCTTCCTGCATCGCCGCCATGCCCAACAAGTATATAGCGGATTTTATAAACATTTGCCGGTACTGTCCAAGTGCCTGCTCCTGCTCCAAAGGATACCGCTCCACTAATTCCACTTACACGGATTGTAGCGGAAACTGCCCCATCGTCATACCACCTACCGGAATTAGTAGTAACATAGTTAAATGCCCGGATATATAGCTGTCGCTCTTCAAGCCTTCCAGTTTCAAAATGCACATCAGCACTATCTAGCGTATAGAATCCATCCGTAACACTCGTTGGCATACTGTCATATTTAAAGACAAAATGCACACCGCTCCACAAGCCCTGTGACGGACGTGCCCATGTAAGCCGGACTTGCTTGTGAGCATACATGGACAAACTAAAATTTGTGATAGAGGCTATTCCGAAGGCGTGCAATGCAGCTTTTTTGATAAATTCCTTATTCAATCCCAAAACAGCATTTTTTCCATCACCATATCCGGGCATATACGCCTCGCCATCGGCAACATATTTTTTATAATTTCCTGCAGGAAGCGGAACAGTTACCATGCCGTACATATCCTGTATAGTTGCATTAGCATCTATAATCGCCACGCCTCCTCTATTCTTCCCTCCTGCACCGCCAAGTGGAATAAAAACATCGCTCATTATGAAAACGCTCCTTTCAACTTAACCCTAAAATCCATAGTTGGCTTTTCGGCTTTACAATAGAAAACCACAGAGCCGTTTTGAGCTTCTGCACTTGTGATTAATGAAGCCATTTCATCCCAATCTTGAATTTCAGACAAGGTGTTATCCTTTGTATAAGCTTTACCCATGATAAGGCTTGCTGTCTGCCTAACTCTTGAGATACTAACAACTTGAGAGAATGGAGATGAACTGGTCCATGAGTTTGCTCTAAGGGTAACTGTTTCTTCATCCTTCAAGGCTCGCTCAATATCTTCAGTCTTGGTCTTTACTGTGTCGATGGCTTCTTTGTTCTCAAACTTGAGTTCTTTTTCCCTTCCTCCTGCGTTTCCATCAGGATATCTAATAGTCAATGCCCCATTATCTGAAACAAGGAATTTTAGCCCTCCGCTTTTATTCTCAAGCGTTTCGGCTTTTCTTTCCAATGTTTCGCTTTTGGTGGACAATTCATCAACCATTTTTTTCAGAACAACAGTGTTATCGTGATTCTGCCGATCTGCTAAGCTGATGTTATCCCCATTGTCAGGAGTAGAAGTATCAACTATCTGAATGGAAGCATGAAACTCAGGTTTGTTATTTGAATAATCCTTCATTAGTCCCTCCTTTCTTAGAATACATCATCAATAGTGTAAGTCTGCCTTACATCATCATCCTTTCCCTTTCGAGTGAAGGTCTTAATACAGAGAACATCCCCATCTGTATCAACTAATCCGATTTCTGAAATTTCCTTTCCTGCAAGCTCATTTTCAAGAAGCTCACAGGTGTATCGGCAAGTCGTTTCATTTGGATATGTATGCCCTGATACAGCCTTTCTCATCAATTCGTGTTTAAGGCCTGTTTGATTTTCAGCAGGAGCAATAACTGTTCCATCTGAAGTAACTCCTCCATCTCCAAAAACCATGGAGCTTACCTTTGGCAATGTGGCATCTCCGGCTCTAGCCCTTAAAAGTTTCTTTCTTGCCGCCAAAGTGATTACTACATTCTTGTTTGCACTCATTCAACTATCTCCCTTCTATAAATTGAGTTCATAATGCTTGTTCCATTTAACTTTTTGCTTCCATCAAGCAATTTAGTACCAACATTAAATGTTGTGATGCTCATATCTCCAATCTCTCCTATTGGCTCTATAATCTCAATGGGCAAGGAAACATCTATTCCTTGCATCTCTTCATTAAAGCTTACAGAAAACACCATTCTGACAACATCGGACAGATTATTCCGGAAGGTCGTAAGCATCTTTGCCGCATACATTACATTGGACAAGGAAAAGCTCTGTTCTAGCTTTTTGTATGTTCCATAGTTAGTAATAGAAACGCCAATACTGACCGGAGAGTTTTCACTCATCAACCTAGATCCATCAAGAAGCTTTGTTCCATCCAAAAGCTTCGAGTGCCTAAAAAAGTCAATGGCCAAGTATGTATCAACAGCTCTGAGCCAAAACTGTTCGATTTCGCTCTCATCAATCCGTCCTATATATCCTTGAGTGTAAACCATTTTCACTCCGGCAGGTTTTATAGCCGTGGCTCTTCCGTACATTGAATCAACTCCGTCAATATCTGAATCATTAACAGAAATAAAGATAGTCGCAGGACTATCTTTTTTCTCCGAATAATGTATATCTCCGGCTTTCCACAACATACGAATTGATTCCACAATATCATAGTAAGTGCAGGATGATGTATCTCTAAGCATTTTGTACTTCAAAACTTGCCTATATAAATCATCTGAAATTGTGGTTTCCTTTGCCTTCCTGAGAATGTTATAAGCTTCAGTCCTACTGACTGGCACAATGGTTCCAACCATGTCAAGATTCTTCCCAGTGGCACTGTCAATATCTGTTAATGTTTCAAGCTCCATAAAAGCAGAATTGACTTCCTCCATTTGTTTAGAGAAAGCCTTTATAACCGCTTCTATTCTTTCTTTTTCAAGAAACTGTTGCGGTAAATCATTAAGCCAGTTATATAGTATCTTCACTGAAAGCCACCTCGATTCTCTTTTCATCAATCAAGATTTTTTGCCTTGAATCTACTATGATGTTCTTTGCCTTGTAATCAGATTCTCTAGGAACAAATCCTGCTGAGTCACCGTGAGCAACCTTAATCTCAACATAGGTAATGCCAGGAACGGCATTATAAATTCCTTCGTTGAATAACTGGACAAGAAGATTTTGCCCTGCAACGAACTTTTTAGACTCCTCCATTAAGCTATTGATAACAAGGGACGGATATTTTGCAGGAAGCTCATCCTTTTTGCCATGCAGAATAACCTTGATCCATGTATAAAGATAACTGGGCCTGTTAAACCGGATTGGAATTACATCGCCATAACTTGCAGATACTTGAACCTCTACACTTCCAAATGTTTGGATTCCTCCTGCTTTTCTTCTGAGAATCGCAGATGCTATAGCGTTCTCATCTCCTCCTTCAACAACTAGCTCAATGCTGTGTGGTGGAAGCCCTCTGGAATCAACTTCGTTAGTAGCGTTCTCATACCCTGAAGCTGTTTCAACATTTTCAACATTGTTCAATAACTCTCCAACAATGGACTCAATCATGGTATTGGACCTTAAAGCGGATTTTGCAATGTATGAATGCCTTAATTCAATATCTGTTTCCTTCAGCCGTCCATAAATAGGTTCTAATAGATTCGTTACTGAATTGAATCCTGCAATGTTATTTACCATTTTGCTAACAACTCCATGAGGAATTGTTATCTTTCCATAGCTTTCAGTAACAAATTCAGCTATTACAGTAACGCTTCCGGTAGTTAGGTTATCTGACAGGATTAACTCATTACTCCGCCCCAAAGTCTTATCTTCTATGATAAGTTCTGTGCCTTTTACTTCGACTTTGTAACTATCATCCTTTATGGCCTTAGCAAGACCATCCAAGATTGTTCCATCAATCCCATCCTGACTCCTAAAGGAATATAGCGTTCCGTTTATAGTCAAGGAATAAACTCCAATCTGAGATGAAGCAACCCTTACAGTTACCTTGTTAAAAGCTTCTCTTGTAATGGTGAATGGCTTTGCACTTCTAAGACGAATTTGCGGCATTGTATCTGTTGCAACGATGGCTTCCTCTCGAACCTCTGAACCATCATCTCCGGTACAATGCAACCGATACCTAGTCTTTTTATTTTCAGCTCTTCGGATTCCCCCATACTGCACTGCATTATCGAGATTGATTCCGGTTGCTGTTCCGGGATATTTTGCATAGTAGTTGTTCTGTGCTGTCTCCCACAAATCTGCAATCTGATATGAAAAAGTCTTGACGAGAACATCAAGGAAAGAAGGCTTAGTGAGCCTAGTGTCAAATCCAAAAGCTTCAGTCAGGTCGGCATGAACCTCATCCATTATCGTGTCCAATCGCTTGACATTGAACCCTTTATCAGTCACTCCGTATTTTGCCATCTATTACCACCTCCCCTCTTATGGTTTCAAAATCAGTTAAAGCCGTAAATAAAATAGTGCCTATCCTATCCTTACTCGAATAGGTAATAGACACATCTTTGACTTCTACAACTTCTTCTACTTCAAATATCTTTTCTCGAACCGCCATCTCGAAATTGTCAATATCCGGATTCTTGATAAACAGTAATTCCTTAAATGCAAGACCTTCCTCTTTATCGAACCGCCACTCATTAA